ATAACCTTGGATGTTATTTGCGGCCCGGTTTCCCCACGCCACTGCGCTGTCCAGCATTGCCTCTAGTTGGAGGGCGTACTGGTTTAGCACCGCTGGAGCTTCCACCCCGAACGCGTCCAGCACTTGGCGGCTGTCGTTGCTCAGTTGTAGGTAGTCCGCGATCGCCTCCAAGGAGGGACCCGAGGAGGTTTGGGAATAATTGGGCGAGTAGTCCTGGCTGAGATACGAGGTCGGCGCTACCGATTGTTGCGTAGCTTGGTAGCTGCCCTGACCGTAGTTGGCCGGGGTATACGCTGTCGGTGTCGGCGCTGACTGTTGACCCTGGAACGGGGATTGGACTGGAGCGCTCAGTAGGTTCACTACTTTGTTGAACGCCGACTCCCATGGATTCCCCGCTGTTTCCGCCTGTTGGTATTGGGGGGCGTACTGAGTAGGGGCTGATTGGTAGCTGGGGGCTGCCTGAGGTACCGCTTGGGGGTAGCTCATACCCACTTGATACCCCACTGGAGCCACCTGGTAGCTGGCCTGGGCTGCTTGCGGTGCTGCCACCACGTAGCTGCTCGGGGCGACGGCTGCTGGTGCTTGGCTCGTCTGTGGGATCGATTGGACGATAGCGTCCTGCATAACTCATCTCCTTTTGTAGAGCTTCTAAAGTTCGATACAGATATGGAGTTAAATCCAATCTCGGATCCGCAGCCATCGGTAAATCCGGTGATTGCGGGTGAGGGGTCTGCATCATGCCCCCCACTAGGCCAGCGAACGCTTTGTATGCACTCTGCAATTCTCCAACCATCCTGAACGGGAAACCCGAAAGCATCCCGGCCCTTTCTTCATCTGTTTTAGATGGAAAAAGATATTTCAGTGCTTCAATGCTATCAACACCTAACTCCTGGAGGTTCCTAACCACAATAGAATTGTTAAGTGTATCCTGCGTGGAGTCTTCATACACAGGTCCCATCCAACGCCATAACATTGTTACGTCGCCATCAGGAATCAGTCCAAGCACACCAGGTGGAATCTGTTGTGACTTGAGACATGCCATCATTAAACTTTTAACTTGCTCTTCAAATGCACTACGTGCATCTGCATACATCTTTGCTTCTTCAGGAGTAGCAGTCTCTGATAGCTCCAGGGGCTTTTCAATTCCTGCAGTAGCAGCAAGCGTTTCACGGAACAGGCGTTCCTCTTGATAAATAATTAATTCAAAGCAACGGCAAATACCGTATGTATAAATTGCAGTTGCTTTTTTCTTTGATGTTGCAGATACACGTCCAAACAATGATTTGTATTCTGTTGCAGTTACACCAGCAGAAATCGATAGTTCATCTACACCACCAAGAGCAGTTCTAATTTCTTCTCGATATTGACGAGAGAATGAATTCTGGTCACCGGTGATAGCATCTGGAACAATATAGCCAACTCTATCGTTTGGCTCCAGGTTTGCAATAACGCGTGGCACACGAATTTGGCCATCAACACCACGGCTAACAGGATCTGATTTAAATGTAGAACGGCTCAAACCATTGGGACTATTAAACCCAGAGTTTGCTGCAATAGATGGACGCTGTACAACGGAATCACCACCGGATTCCATTAGGTCAGTTTTTGGCCTGGAGGAGAGAAGAGTTGGATTACCAAAGAATTGAATATTCTTACGCATGGTGCGAACCATTTCATCATGCGTACAAATGTGATTAGCAAATGCCTCAAATTCCCCAACACCTTCGTTAGAAAATCCCTTGGGATTATTAAGGATTTCTACGCAAGGAATAAAACCAAGCGTATTTTTAAACGTTTTTGTTTTACCGGATACAGCGTAGTTGGGTTGTTCAAATGAAATCTCACCTTCTGAGTGAGTCTCTTCAATTGTCTTATGTTTGATTGAAAGCCTGATGTAACGCTTGGCACCTTGCCCCATGGAGGCAGGACCTGTTAAGCTTCCTGTTTGGATATCTTGATCAAAGCCAAAACCACGACGTACCTTATAGCTATAGATAATTACAACTTCATCCAGCTCTCCGTCTACGTTGTAGTATGTGCGATACTCATGTTTACGGAAGAAGTACAACCGATAGTTTGCTTCTGTCGGTCGAATATAAAAAAGACCTTGGCCATCAGCCAAGAAGTAATCCCAGATTGAATCGAGGCGCGTATCAAGTTGGTTGTATTTAACTACACGATCAACAAAATCTTTGCGCTGGTTTCCAAAGTTATCTTGCGCCGGGAAAAATTCAACACCCTGGCGGATGCCAAATAACCGCATCTGTGCCAGGTGCGATGCCACGATGCCAGTATCAATTGCAGACCCACCATCTTTTTCAAGATACGAGTCAATAATTTCCCTTAATCGTGTCTTAGCATCGACCGCCATTAACTATTGTCCCCTTTATCTTTATTGATCTTAGCAGTTTTAATAATCAAGAGACTGTTTTATTTTGAAAACCAGTAGGCATTTGTTGTCCGTATTGAAGACCAGCAAAAAATCCTGCGTTACCCGTAGGAACCATACCGTTTGAAGAAGCCAACGGTAGTTGAATTCCGCCACGTGGCATGCCGTTACGAATCCGTTCAATCTCGTCCGCCGATTTTGGATCCCATTGTTTCAGCATTTTTATATCCTCTGGTGACATACCCCGAATCCCACGTTGTGGAATTTGAAACGACGGATCGCGTGCTATCAGAGGATTTGGATTTGCCTGTGCTTGATATCCGGTATTACCTGGCGCACCAGGAAAATTGTAAAACATTTCAAATCTTGCTTGTTGTTTTTATTTTACTCTTCTATAACCTCGTACCCGGCACTGTCGTTGAGTTTAGTTAGAAGAACACCATTTCCTTTGAGCTTCCATTCCAGAACATCACCTTCTTGCCAACCAAGGGTTTCTATGATGTCATCTGGAAAAGTGATAAACGATTCCCCGTTTTCGTCTTCTTGTATTTCCAAGATGTAGCTCATTTTGTCAAAAGCTTTTCCACAAGTTTATCAAGCTTCATGTTGATCTGTTTGAAATTGTCATGCATTTCTGTGATTTCCCTTAGGAAGTCTACCTTTAAAACGTAGTCTAAGGGCATGCGGTTCACCTTTTCTTCTAGCTTATCCAACTCTCTTTCTTGGTTTACCAATGCGGTGTCAATTTGCTTTGCTCGTACTGAAAAACGATTTAAAATTTTATTGGCGGTCCAGCTCCCCCCGGAAACGCCTGATATAACTAACGTTACAAATAACGCTAAATATTCTGAACCCATGACTAAAACTTTTTCTCTATTCTAGACTTTAATAATCGAGATGGAGGTTTCCTTTTCTGGCCAATCCTGTTACCAACCATACCAAGGCGTCGACACAATCGTCATGACTACTAACACCGAAATTAGTGAGTTCCTCGAAGAGATTACTGAAGTTCCTGAAACGGTTAAAGATGATTTTACGGTCTTCAAACATACCAATGATGCCACGGAATCGTGCAAGCTTATCTGCACGGAACCCTTTCACTGGGTGCCAAAGCAAATTGTAGAGTCCTTCGTTATTCAAGCAAACACGTTTGAAGTCGGCCTCCAAGGAAGCCTGGTACTGTACGGCTTCTGACCAAATGTCACACGTTGAATACGTTGGGAAGTACGAACCGTTTTCATCACAACCAAGGATAGACCAATCGTTTAAAAGCTCCTTCATGGCATCTAGTTTTTCTAGATTTCCCATGACCCTGATGCGTCGGTAATCAATAATGTGTATACGGTCTCCAATACGTCCTCCAAGAATCATTACGGTGTAATCGTTTTTCTCTTTGATTCCAGCAGAAAGATCAACGCCAATACCAAGGGCGTCAAATTCTGTTGAGATTTCTGCCTTAACAATTAACTCTGGTGCCAGGGACAATTCATTTTGTCGTATAACTTGATTCATGTACTGGAAAGAGAATGCAATAGGTGCTTGCCTTTTCTTTTCCTTTAGGTATTCCAAGGGCCACATCTCCGGCCAGTATGACTTCTCTTCTCCTGTTTTAACATCATTTTGAATAGCTGACAAAACAATTTGCATCCAGTTGTTTTGTTCATTGAATGTTGTCGAGTGAATATCGTCATGCCTAAACCTGGTACCAAGGCAGATTGCCCTAGCACCTTCAAACATGGTTGGTGAAATCACTGCGTTCCAGTTATCCTGCATCATTTTTCTGATGTCAGGGTTTGAGATATCTGCAGCTGACTTGATGGCGTCATCAATCATTACCAAGTGCGAACGCTTGGAGGTCACCGAACCTTTCAAGCCTGCAGCACAAAGAGTAAATTGTTCATCACCAATTACTTCAATACCAGCAAATTTATGGTCAATAGACCAGTATTCATTACTGGTTACGTTCTTCAGGAGACGTACCCTAGGGAAAACTTCTTGATACCTTTTGCTTTCAATGATGCGCTTAATGGTTGCAGACTTGGAACGAGCAATGTCTACCGTGTAAGACAAGTAAAGAATTTGGAGCGGAAGTTTAGCAGTAGTGTGAATTCCAATTGCCCAGGCGGTAAGCAAACCTAGAACTGTACTTTTTGCTGAACCGCGAGGAGCAAGTAGGTCAATGTTTGGACCAGCAATTTTGATCAAACAAGAGCTGTCTTGGTTGGTTATGAATTGCCTATGCCATTCTTTATGATGCTCTGCCGGTGGTTTATCTGCTACGTACTCACAAAAATAACCAAAATCTTCCTTTGCAAGATCTAGCTTATCTTGGTTTTTATTTTCTTTAAGTTTAAAGTTTTTTGTTGCAGCACGAGCATTACGACGATGTGCCAGGTAAGTATAAGCGGGCACAGCAGGTAATCAAACTATGCTTAAATACTAGCTTATTTTTTAGCTTTACGTTTCTGCTCTTGATATTTCCTGGCCTTGTCTAAAGCTGCCTTACGTTTTTCTTTGTCGTTCATCTCAGTGCCATCCTCCTTCTTAGCTTCTTTCTTCTTGAGGTACTCAAGAAACTGAGGAGGCATTTTACCCTTGGCCATGATTATTCCTCTGAGCGGAACCAGGTTGCCGCCTGGGCGTGTAGTAGATACATCCTGTGGTCACTCTTCCTGTTTCCAGGTGAGAGGCCCCCTGGAGAGGCCCCTGGGCACTTGACACTAACATGATGGTAGTTTTTAATAGGGGCTACGCTCTCGTGCAGCTTTATCGATCTCACGCATGTAAGCTTCTCGATAAGCGGGGCCTACCTCTTTAGCTCTACGTTGATCGTATACGGGATCCGGGCCGTTGTAAGCAAACTCTTTATTTTCTGGCATCTCTATAGGAAAACGCCTCATAGTAGTATTTTGATTCGTTGCCTGTGTGTCTTGCATGGCTTGCTTAGCCTGCATGTTGCGATTGTATGAAGAGAAGCCTGCGCCACTATTTCTTTCTCGCGTTCTTGGCGCGGCAAATTTGTTGCCCGCCATAGGAATTGGTTTACCTGCACCCATGATTACTTCCTCTTGGGAGGGACAGGCTTACCTTTGCCTTTAGCGGGAGGCATGGGTGCTCCTTTCTTGGGAGGAACTGCTCCTTTTTTAGGAGGAACTGGTGCACCCTTCTTGCCCATTTCTTCCTTGCCCACTGGAACAAGGCCCTTGCCAGGAACAAACTTTTTCTCTACGGCCATGGTTAGAAGATAGCTCTTGTTTAAGTATACTGTTATTTATTCTTCCAGTTGC